GTGGTTTTATGATTGATTCTAGCAAAATACCAATTACGGAGGAAGGAGATTATATGGATGTATGGAATTTTTCTGTATCTATTCCTGAACCGGAATCAAATGTTGCTGTCGACAATCAGAGAACACGCTACAAGGAAATTGCCACTTTTACAGATATTCATTCTTTTTTACAGTGGTATATTTTTGTTGCAGAAGAACATGATACTGCCCAAAGAAAAGCGTCTGAAGCTGCTAAGACCATGAGTGATGTTAGTGTTTGTAAATCTTGTAAACGAGTTGAGAAACATTGCTTGTGTAATAGTAGTTGGGATCATTTATATGCTAAATGCACTATTTGTCAGCAACTTAAGAACTTGTGTAAATGCGAATTTTCTGAACAATGTGGATTGGAGGATTTTAATTTTGCGTACAAAATGAAGCTCGCTTTATATTCTAAGATTATCTCTGGAGATATGATAAGCACTCCACAATGGCTATCAGATTTTTTAAATAAATGGAATTATGCGATTACAATTTGTTATTTTGTTCTTTTAGCGAAAGCATTTTGGTTCACTTTGGGAATTACTCTGCTCATAATATGGAATACCACTGTACTTTCCTTTATTTTTCCTATTATCCGTTTTTATTGTCAATATAAATACGGGTATTTATGGAAATATAGATTGTTATTTCAGGTATGTGGTAACGATATTGATACATGGCGTTAATATTTAGATTGGCTGGTGATAAGGTGTCTAAAATCAGTATCAAGAAAAACCATTTACATAGATTGGGTTTACTTTTAGCTTTACCAATAACTTTGATGACATTACGCTCTTTGTGGAGAATGTATGTAGCTGAGAGTTCATTTAAAGAAGAAATGAAAAATCCTCCCAAATCGAGAGAAGAAGCAGATGAAAGAAATCTTATGGTTGCTAATTCTAATGAAGGTGTTATTCCTGTGCCGTTGGTGAATGAGAAGAAAACTTTTTATTATCATGATCCATATGCCGTCACTGAATGTGACATATCGGGTGCTAGTTTGTGTGCTCAGGGGGATAATTTACATAAAAAGGTTCTAGCTAACACGGCAGTCTTTAATCTACGATTTCCAAGTGTGGGAAGAGGAATTTTCTCCACTGCAGTGAATATCCATGGTTGTTTATGGATGTTCAATACTCATGCTATTAAAGCAGAATGCGGCTTCCTTGATATTGTTATGGATTCTACTGAGAAGTCAGTTTCAAGGAATATGAAGGATATTGCTTTCAGTAAAGAAGATATACAGTGTATACCTGATTCTGATGTAGCTATCATTGAGTTACGGTGTCTGCCTCCTGGTAAGAGTTTACTACAATATTTTCCTTTAGATAAACCTCTGCAAGGTATTTACAAAGGAGAGTATATGATGCGAGATCATAGTGGTTTGACTAGGAAATTGCAAATTTGTAATATCCGTCCTGGGATGTGTCCGGTTTTTGGTGTTACTGGATATTGGGGAATAGCTGACCAACCTACTAAAGTTGGTGATTGCGGATCATTGTGTATTGTTCAAGTAGGAAAATCGCAAGTCTTATTTGGTTCACATACAAGTGGAGCGCCTAGTGGTGCTGTAGTCATGCAACATATTTCCCAGAAAATGTTGAATTCCGTATTGGAAAAGTTTGTACCTCAAGTTATGGATGGTTGTATTCCAATTTCAGCGCCTGGTTATGAGCGAGAGTTAATTGATTTACATCCTAAATCAACTATTCGCTTTCTTGAGTCAGGTGTGGCAAAGGTTTATGGTAGTTTTGCAGGATATAGACCAAAGCACAAATCGAAGGTGGAACCAACTTTAATCTGCGACTATGTGGTACAACATGGATATAAAGCAAATTTTGGACCACCTTGCATGGACTGGAAACCTTGGCATTTGGCTATTAAAGATATGACAACACCTATCCACTGTTATCAGAATTCTAACATCAAAATTTGCGAAGATGCTTTTTACAATG